AATCGTGAATTGGATGTTTCTTTCGAAGGTGGTAATATATCCACACAACCATATGTAATGCAAAGAATATGGGACGCATATCGAAAGTATACCAATGAATTAGAATTTACTTGGTTCAATAGTTGGCAAGGATTTTCTGCCGTTCGTTTTAATCGTTATAGTGAAGATAGATTGATGGCATTACATTGTGACCATATTCATTCTTTGTTTGACGGACAAGCAAAAGGTATTCCCACAATGACCTTTCTTGCAGTATTAAATGATGATTATGAAGGTGGTGAATTCATTATGTGGGGTGACGAAGAAATTAAATTTAAAACCGGCACCGCAGTTGTATTTCCTTCTGTATTTTTATTTCCACACGGAGTTCAACCAGTAACAAAAGGCACAAGGTATTCTTGCGTTAGTTGGGCTTGGTAAAATGTGGCGGTTGTGGGCTAAAGCTCTCGGTCAAAAAGAGGGCACGAATGATTGTGAATCTGATAAGATTGCCGCAATACGCACATTAATTGTGTTAATATACATCATAACGAATTTTTTCATTATTGCCAGTGTTATAAGACATTGGTAACATAAATAAGTAACTGGCTACACACACTTATTGCCAGTAACACACATAACACACAAAGGAGTTTTATATGTCAAATATGACACCGTTCGAGATACGCCTTGAACTACTAAAAATGGCGAAGGACATGCTTTCAGATGACTACTACGGAAAGCGTGAATCAATTAGCAATCAATATGCATCACAATGTGAATATGCTAAACTGAATGGCCAACCAGTACCAGACCATCCAGGTTTCCCTCCCTTCCCAAGCGAATCAGAAATTATCGTTAAAGCAAATGCATTAAACGGTTTCGTTTCGCAACAAATCCCTAATTCTACACAAGAAAAGACAATCAAAAAGTCCACCTGATACGGGATCGGATTTACGGTCTTTGCTGGCCGTAAATCCTTAACTAATTAAGGAGAAAATATGCGAGCTCGCATCTTCATCACTTTGGTGACCATTGTAACTATTCTAGCATTTAGTTTTGCAATGGCAAACCAAATTAGAAATTTGCCTTATAAGGCATACTATAATAATTTAACCGCAGATGCTAAGAAGCAGGTTGAGTGTCTGGCAGAAAACATTTATTTTGAAGCAGGGCATGAATCAGAAAAAGGTAAAATTGCCGTTGCTTTTGTTACTTTAAACCGTGTTCATAGCGGTCGTTTTGAAAACGATATTTGTGGAGTTGTTAAACAGAAGGTTGGTAACTTTTGCCAATTCTCTTGGTACTGTGAAGAAAGACCTAAGGCAATATCGACAGGACAGGTCTTGACAAATCGACCAAATTCGTTGTATAATGATATTAGAAATTTAGCGGTGTATGTTTATGCTAATTATGAGAAGATGGAAGACCCATCAAAGGGTGCCTTATTCTACCATGCTGATTATGTTAATCCAAGATGGCCTAACATGATTCACACAACAACGGTAGGTAGACACATTTTTTACAAACGAAAAGGCATGGAGAATTTATGACCTCAAAAAATTTAGACCAACTATTTAAGTTAGATGCAACATTTATTATTTGTCTAACCTTAGTTCTTTTGGCATCAGTTGTTGGATTAGGATATTACTATGTGACTGATAGAACATTAATGGCAAGTAATATCGATTCTGCTATTGCAAAAGGTATTGACCCACTTTCAGTTCGTTGTTCATATGCGAAAAGTGATGATTTGATTTGTATTGCATTTGCTGCTTCGGCACAATCACACAATGTAGCGACAATCGCTAAAAAATAATTTTTAACAGGAGTTTATATTATGGCAGTTCAACAGTTGACTATTAACCAACTTTCTCAACCAGACCGTGAGAAGTTATTTAAAATTATTAGAGATTGTTCCGATTCGTTAACTCGTATCGATGGTGAACAAGATTTCATTCGTGAGAGCATTGCAGAGACATCCAAGCAAATGCAATTACCTAAGAAATTGGTTGCGAAGTTGGTTAAGGTTTATCACAAACAGAACTTTGATGAAGAAGTTGCTGTGCATGAACAATTTGAAACACTTTATGAATCGGTGGTAAAATGAAATATATTTTTAAACAAATAGACGATATCTCTCGTAATAGTGCAGAGACAACAGTTGAATTTAGTGCAGATACACTTTCAGATGTTCTACAACAATTTGAATTGTTTGTTCGTGGTTGTGGATTTTTCCCACCAGAAGGTAATTTAGATTATGTAAATGATTTTGAAGAACCACCTGAATGGAACACACCCGAATGGGAAACACCTAAGTTTGAACCCGCAGAAGAACTTTATGATGAGATGGATTACGGTGTCGCAAATAGGCATAGACCGAAGAATACATCACCTTGGGACTGGACTGTGAATGAGTTAATGAAAGGTCCTGTTACTATGCATGATATGGGTGGTAGTTTCGAAGTGAATGTTTCATCTTATGGTGCAGGTCAACCTACTGTCTCCGTTGATGGTGGGATTGATACAATCACTCTTTCGGGTCTACAACCTGGCGGTAGTGCAGGTATCAGTTGTGAACTTTGTGGACTTCCAAGAACTGTAATGAAATCTCATAACTGTTATGATGATAATTGTCCGAAAGGCACCTGGAAATAATGCCAACAAAAGACGAAATGGCCAAATTTGCTAAAGCAATCGAAGCTTTAGTTGCAAACACGGATTATAATTATATCGAAGCAATCGTTGAACATTGTAAACAAACAGGTCTTGAAATTGAAGTGGCGGCAACTTTAGTCAATGCCAACTTAAAATCAAAACTCGAAGGCAATGCAATGGACAATAATATGTTGAAAGAAAAAGGTTCTCGTTTACCATTATGACAGGATATGAAGCGTTTAGTCTATATCAATCACTAAAACTTCATTTCTCACAAGATTCATATGATTTTTTCAAATACAATGGTAAGTCTAATATTAGTGTTACCACATTTGAGAATCGTAAAGACAAGTACCATTTCTACAAGTTATCTCGCAAGTATACCGATAAAGATGATTTGATTACCTTTATTGTGTCAAACTTTGTGGTTGATGATAAGGCGTGGGTTGGAGACTTGTTGACCGAAGATGCTGAGATAAGATACAGACACAGAAAGAAAGTTCTCCAAAGTCTTTCCTATGTGTTTGAGAATGATTGTAAGACGATATTTGAAGGTTGTGATGATCCAAATTCGGTACTGAAAACTGAAGGCGATTACCCGGTATTATTAACAAAGGCATTACGCAGAGAAGTTGAAATTGAAACCCTATGCATACTTGCCAAGATACTTGGTTTTATTCCCATGTGGGATAAAAAGATTACCGATACAATTCGTTGGCCAGACTACCGAAAAAAGATTATCAAGTATGCCTCATTTCTACCAAGTGATGTAGTAAAATACAAACTGTTATTGAAGAAGATTATTTAAGGTTAGGTAATGAAAAAGATTTATTTGGATATGGATGGTGTCTTGTGCGATTTCGAAGGAAGTTTTTCTGAACATTATGGACCAGAAACTCTGAAGAACCGTGATAAGAAACTATGGACAAACGAATGGCCAAACTTCATTTTAGAGAAGCGTGGTTTTGAATTTTTGTCTTGGTGGCCTGGTGGTCAAGAATTGATTAAATTTGTGAAATCAATTCCTAATATTGAAGTTGAGATTCTTACTTCTTCTGGTGGTGAAAAATATCACGCTGAAGTTGAAGAACAAAAAAAGATTTGGTTGAAGAAACAAGGAATTGCTTTTAAACCAAATGTGGTGCCTGGTCGTAAGCATAAGAAAGATTATGCAGGTAAAGGCATCGTATTGATAGATGATACTTTGGATGTTATTCAGGCATTCAACAAAGCAGGTGGTATCGGTATTCATCACAAGGATATCGGCGATACTATTGAAAAGTTGAAAGTTCTGCTTGCATAGTGACTAAATATCTGTTATATTATGAATATGTGGATAAGTTGTTTATACACCGTTAATACTCCGTTTATACGAAAGGAAATACTATGAGTAGTTTTGCAAACCTAAAGCGCAATCGTTCCGATTTGGACAAACTCACCAAAGCGATTGAAGCTTCTACCCAGTCTAATGCAGAGGCTGGTTCAAAAGATGACACCCGATTCTGGCAACCCGAAGTAGATAAAGCAGGTAATGGCATGGCCGTTATTCGTTTTCTACCCGCACCTGCCGCTGATGGTGATGATGCCCTTCCTTGGGTTCGTGTTTTCTCACACGGCTTTCAAGGACCAGGCGGTTGGTTCATTGATAACTGTCTCACAACTCTAAATGACAAGTGTCCAGTTTGTGAACACAACAATACATTATGGAATTCTGGTATCGAAGCAAACAAAGATATTGCTCGTAAACAGAAACGCAAACTTTCTTACATTGCCAATATCTTGGTCATTTCTGACCCAAGCAATCCATCAAACGAAGGTCAAATCAAACTGTTTAAGTTTGGTAAGAAAATCTTTGATAAGATTACAGAAGCAATGAACCCTGAGTTTGCTGATGAGAAAGCAATCAACCCATTTGATATGTGGGAAGGTGCTAACTTCAAGTTGAAGATTGATGATGCCAAACTTGAAGATTTGTGGAAGCGTGAATTTGGCATTAAAGAGTTTTCTGAGAAGAAACAATTTAAGTCATATGAGCAGTTGAAAACACGCCTTGATAAAGTTCTTGGATTCGATGGCGCACCTGCTGCACCTAGAACCAAAGCAACTGACAATGTTGTTTCTTCATTCAAAGATGATGATGTATCTGTAATTGACAAAGCAATCACAGAAGATGACGAAGATTTAGATTATTTTAAGTCTTTAGCAGAAACAAAGTAATTAACTAGTCCTTTAATTACTTGACCCGGCTTTATGCCGGGTTTTTTTATGCCGCTCTGGCAGCGAGATTGATTGCGGTATCTTTTGGTGCAGGCGCTTGGGCCACTTGCGTATTGTTCACAACTTTATTATTAGTAGTTGGTGCATTAACCACAATTGGTGTTGTTGGTTTTTGTTGTTGTCTTTGTTCAGAGGCAACCGCAGAGGAACTTGATGCAACTTGCGTACCACTAGCACCACCTGACATTGAGGCATAAATTTGTTGAGATGATGCTTCTCGTTCTGCCGCTTTCTTACCAGTTGGGTCGGCAAACGCAATTGCTTTATTCACCTTTGACATATTTTCTACATCGTCCGGTTTTAGTCCTTTATAACTTAATAAGAACCATGGAATTGCTTTAGCGGCAACTTCGGGAGAATTTAATGAATCAGGGTTACTTAAAACATCAACACCTGCAAATTTAGAAATGGCAGCATATTGGTTTTTACCCGTATGTTGAATAAACCCACGACCACGATATTTGAAACCATCACCTGGTGCGGAATTACCATCAGTTGTTTTATAAACTTGATTCGCTAATCCTTCAGGATTTTTGACAAATTGTTGTGCAAATTCTACTGATGGAATCCTTTTCGCACCAAAAACTGCTTGAATTCTTTCTGGTGAACTATAATTTAAATTTTCACTCTGCACCTTAAAATTAGATTCTGCTTTTACTGTCGCTAAAACATTTGCATGAGCTTTAGGTGATGTAACACCAGATTCATTCAAAGATTTTACGATTGTTGCTTGAACGCCAGAAACTTCTAAAGGTTTTTCTCCTTCTTTTCGTGGAGGAGGAGCTGCAGGTGTTGGTGCTGCCGTAGGTTTTGGTGCAGGTGCAGGTGCAGGTACTTCTTTACCAGAAGGAGTTGTAACTGGATAGACAACTGGTGGAGGAATGCCTTTTGATGCTAATCGTTTATTCTCAGCGTCAACCTCTTCTTTGGTCATCGGTACGAACTGACCTTTTTCGTCTAACTTTAACCTTTGTGTAGGTTGACCAGGTTTAGGTTTTTCTTCTTCTTTTTTCTTACCAAAACCTAATTTTTCCGCAATAGCATCCGTAACAGATTTTAATTTTGCGGTTGCCTTATCGTAAGCATCTGTTACAAATTTAAGTTTCTCTTTGATAATATTGACATACTCAATTACCTTATCAATAACTCCTTTGATAAACGCAAATGTTTGTGGAAACTCTTGAGCAAATAAGTCTATCTTTTCACCAAACCAATTACTAATTGCATCAACAACTTTTTTAACTGCATCAATGATTGGTTGAATAATCTCTTTTACTTTATCAATAATGGGTTGAACTACATCATTAAACCATTGTTTAAATTGATTTGCCCATTCGTCAAATTGTTCTTTAATTGATTCCCATATTGTGCCAACCCATTCAGTAAACGATTCTTTAAATAAGTCCCAAACGATTAATACGATACCTGCCAACATAAAGTATTTGGTGAACGATTTAATAATCTTATTGATACCAAATTGTTCTTTGATTTTATCCATGAAGCTTTTTGGTTTTTTAGCCGCAGGCGCTTTTTCTGGAGTAGGTTTTCTCGCTTCTTGTTCTTTTGCTCGTTCACTCTCTAATTTTGCTTCTCGTTCACCGGCTTTCAAAAACTGTGCATCTGCTTTATTGGTTGCTTCGCCGCCTTCCAACTTAACTAATTTTATGGAATTTTGTCTTGCAACATTCAGGTCACGAGCCATCAAATGGATGGACATGAAGTTTTTGGCAATAATTTTTAGAAAAGCATTTGCATCGTCACCACCAGATTCTTTCTCTGGTGTTGGTGTCGCTTCTACTTTAGAACCACCTTTACCAAAAAAAGATTTTAAAGAACTACCTACTGATTCTTTAATTGATTCTAATTTAGGTTTTTGATTATCTTCTTCTGGAGAGTTTTTCTGTCTCTCAAGTTTTTCTTTTCTTGCAGCTAATGCGGCACCACGCAACGGGTTGCCGTTTTTATCCAGGTACTCTGGTGGTGTATTATATTCTGCCATATTATGCTGCCACAGAAATTAGTTTGGCAAACTCAGTATCATATACATCTGCAATTAGATTTTGTGGTTTGCCTTGAGACTCAGAACTATTATTAGTTGTTGGTGAATTGATTATAGAACCTTCATCAGCAGAAGATTCCATTCTTTGTTGTTCCGCAACCGATGCAGATTGATTTGACATTTCAGAACCTGAAGGTGCCGATGGTGATGCTTCAGCAGAAGGTGCAGAAGCACTTCCACTTTCAGTTGGAGAAGAACTACCGCCACCACTTGATGCCTCGCTTGCGCTCGCAACAGAACCAGTTGATGATGCAGGCATAGGTGCTGCGGATGGTGCGCTATCTTTCTTTAATGTATCAATGTTTGTTGAATGTTGATTGTTAGAATCTGCAACAGTTTTACGATAAGATTCTAAACTCGCTTCTTCTTGTTTTACAAATTCAGCAATCTTTTCTGGACTACCTGCATTTTGTTTTTTAAATGCATCAATTCTTTCTTTTGAATTCTTTTCACGCTCTGCAAGGTTTTGATTGTTACCATCAATGAAAGTTTGAATCTGTTTAACCTTTTGGTCAGCAGACATATCTCCAGACAAAGTTGGAGATGGCATTGTTGTTGGTGATGGCGCAGGAGTTACAGGTTGACTTGTAACTGGTGTGGCAACTGTTGGTGTTGCACCAGGTGCTTCTTGTCTTACTTGAGCAGGTGATGTTGCTGAAGGAGGTGGAGATGGATTTTGTTGTTCAATCTCCATTGCTTTATTGGCTAAACTTTTAACACCAGTCTCATTTCCTCCTGGTGCTGCCGGTACAGGCGATTTAGATTCATCTAACTTTTCTTTTGTAAGTGCAAAATCTTTTGTATTTGGTGATACAGGTTTAACTTCTTCTGCCGCTTTAGGTGACGCATCTGGAACTTTAACTACGCCGCCGAATAGGCCAACAACGAAGTCTTTTATACCACCAAAGAAATTAGAAATAGTTTCTGTAATTGGTTTAAAGAAGTCACCAATTGATGCAAATAAAGTTTTTAAAGTATCTTCGCCAAATAGACCAAAAGTTAAAAATTCTAATGCACCACCTAAACCGGCGACTATTGCATCAGATAAACTTCCAGTTTCTTGGTATTTTTTAAATCCATCTTTGATACCTGAAAATAAAGTACCGATAATGGCAATTGGTAGAAATACTTTAGAAAAAATCTTTGATAGTGTTCTTGGATTAAAAATGAATCGGATGGCTTTCATAAAACCACCACTAAAGAAACTCATAAT